AGCGTGAAACGTGTACCGTTTCTATGCACCTTGGCTACGGCGAGAAGGACCAGACGATTGCTCAGATGACGGCAGCCTACGCCGGTCTGGCGCAAGACGCATCTCTGGCTGGCATGTTTGGTCAGCCGCAGCGTTACGAAATGATCCGCGACATAATGAAGCTTCGCGGTTGGCCGGGAGCATCGCGCTACATTGCGCCCCCGTCGCAACAGACGCAGCCTCAACCAGACCCACTGAGGGTCCAAGAGTTGCAGATCAAAGACAAGTCTGCAAACGCAAACATTATGGACGCTCAGAACAAGGCGCAACAGCTACAGACGCACTCGATGGTCGAAGGTCTCAAGCTGCACCAGCAGCAACAGAAGATCATCGCAGGTGCCCTTGAGACAGATCGAGACATGTCTCGCAAGGACGCTGACGTAGCAAATCGCATTAACATCGCACAGCGCGAAATGGCACTTGCTGAGAAAACCCCTCCGGGGAAACGCGAAGCAATCGTGAGCGCATAAGGAACACTAATGTCATTCTTTGACCAATTCCTATCGAACCTTATGCTGCAACCATACAACCCGGACCTCGTGGGGTTTCAAGCTCCACGAGGACGGTCACCATCGGCACATCTGCCGATGCCACAGCCGCGTCCACAAGGGGCACCATTCCCTCAAGCTGGTCCTGCACTGTCTCAAGTGTTCACTGACCCAATGTCGGGGCTTCCTATGCGCGGCCCCAACTGGCAGACGGCCCCTGAGAACACCGGCAACCCCTATGGCGCTGCTCCACAGCAGAAGCCGTACATTCCCAATATGGCAGCGCAGCCACCGGGGAACCCTTTCGCTTGGCAGGGACCACCGGCTCCCGCCGGTCTTCCAGGTGTCAATCCCCCGGCTGCTCCCCAGAACCAGATAACCCCTGAGGACCTCGGCAATCCCTACGCTCGGACACCTGGAGCCACACCGGCATCGGCTCCCGCACAGGTTCCGATCCCGCTCCCGAGACCCAATCCGCTAATGGCGCAAGCTGCCGCGCAGCCACAACCAGCTCCACAGCCTCTTGCTCCTAATCCGTCTACGAACCCGTATGGGTTTGTCGATAGCCCCGGCTACATGGGCTACGGATCGACCTACGGCAACATGCCGACAAGCTTATTCCAAGCCCTGCTTAGGAACAGAGGACAATAATTGGACATTGATACTTTGGTGAAGGTGGGAATGTTCTGTCAGGAACTCCTACAGAACCCCACCTTCCAAACTGTCTCCGCACTGTTTGAAAATGCAGCAGTCTCGGAGTTTCTAGCAACACAGCCACACGAAACGAAGGCGAGAGAGTTCGTCTATCAGAAAGTGTTGGCGCACCGTGAGTTCATTGCATCGCTGGCGAACTACATCGAAGCGATGCGGGAAGCCACAGCACCGGACCAATCTGAGTTGTCTCAAGACGACCAGACCGTCCTAAACATCTATAGAGAGAACGACTGACGATGACCACCACCGAAACCGGCGTGGCGAATACTGAAATGGGCCTCAATGAGGCCAGCGATACCTTCCTTGCCCGTTTCCTCCCAGAGGAAAAAGAGGACGCTGAGAAGCCATCCGAAAAGACGGACGAGACAGATACAGAAGAGAGTGAGACAACTGAAGCCGAAGGCGACGAAGAAGCTTCCGACGAAAGTCCAGAAGCCGAAGGCGACGACGAAGGCGAACAGGAAGAAACTGACAAAGAACCATCTAAACCCGAGACAAAGAAATACGTCGAAGATGACGAGAGTTTTGTCAAGGTAAAGGTGGGAGACGAAGAACTTGAGGTAGCAGTAAAGGACCTCAAGCGCCTCCACGGTCAGGAAGCCTCACTAACGCGCAAAGGCCAAGAGGTCGCAGAACAGCGAAAGGCGGTCGATGCGCAGGCACAACAGTACGCGGCGGGCCTAGATGCCCTTATGCAGCGTGCTACCGCCAAGGCAGACGAGTTCAGAAAGGTGAACTTTCTGGCCCTCACGAAGGACCCGAATATCACCGCTGAGCAGATTGCCATTATACAAGACGAAGCCCGTAAGGCATTTGAGGAAGAACATTTCCTCAAAGGCGAGCTTCAGAACTTTGTCTCCGCTGTGCAAAAGCAGCAGGGCGAGGTTCGCTCGAAGCAAGCCCAAGAAAGCATCAAGGCACTGTCAACGAAAGACAGCCCCCACTACATCGAAGGTTGGGGCACACAGGTGTACAACGACATTCGGTCGTTCGCGAAGACAGAAGGTCTTGCACCAGACATCGTAGACAGTCTCATCGACGCACCAGCTATCAAGCTGCTGCACATGGCGATGATGTACAAGCAAGGCGCGGCGAAGGTCGCTACCAAGGTTGTAAACAAGACGCCAAAGAAGATTGTCAAGACAAGTAATAGCCCTGCGGCCACAAGCCCAAGAGACGCGAAGAAGATGAAAGCTGTCTCAAGGCTACGTGGATCGAAGGACGACATGGGTGCTGCTACGGATGCCTTTATGGCTACGTTTGGCGAAGACGAATTTTAAACAACAACAGAAAGTCTTTTCTTTTATGGCTACATATCAGACCTATCAACAGGTCGGTATCAAGGAAGATATTAGCGACATCATCACGAATATCTCCCCGACCAAGACGCCCTTTCAGACCGATATTGGTAATGAAAAGGTGACGCAACCACTGTTCCAATGGCAAGAAGACAGCTTGCGTGCAGTGAACGGCACGACTTCGGCTGTCGTCGAAGGTGCAGATGCTACCTATATCACTGTCAACCCGACCGTGATGCGTAGCAACTACACCCAAATCTTCCTCGAAGCCGTTCAGGTGTCTGCTACCTCTGACACCGTCGCCGTCTATGGCCGCGCCCGCGAAATGGCGTACCAGATGGCGAAGAGTGCGATGCAGCTTAAGCGCGACTTAGAGAACGCTTATGTCGGCTCCGCTCAGTCTTCGGCGGCTGGCTCGGCCTCTGTTGCGCGTACCCTCGCGGGCTACCAGCTTCAGATCGACGCTTCGACCATTACGCGCATGGGCGCTTCCACGAACCTGACTGAAACCGCTCTCTTGACGGTTCTTCAGAACGTGTTCACCAACGGTGCGGACCCGTCTCGTATTCAGGTCACCCCGGCTAACTCGCTGATCGTCGCGGCCTTCTCGGCTGCTTCTGGACGCCAACGTCAGATCGTAACCGGCCAAGACGACAAGACGATTGTCAACGTGGTGAACCTCTACGTGTCACCATTCGGTGAACAGAAGGTCATCGTGAACCGCTTCCTCAAGGCAGTTGGTTCTCCGACCGGCTCTACCGCTGGCAACACGATTGTCTACGACCCGTCTATGTGGACCAAGGCTACGCTCCGTCCGTGGACGCGCGAGACACTCGCTAAGACCGGCGACAGCACGAAGCAGATGCTTGTGGGTGAGTTCTCACTCAAGCACAAGAACTTCAAGGCTTCTGGTATCGTTGTCGATAACGCAGCGAGCGGCTTCTAATGCCTACTGGAATCAATCCCGGCGATAACGCAACTGCCACGTCTACGGCTGGTGCGGCTACCGTCAATCACACTGGTGGTATCATCACCACCGAAAGCCTAACCACTGCGGCGGGTGCGGACTATTCGTTCACTCTGACGAACAGTCTTCTCGACGCTAAGAGTGTGTTGTTGATTTCGATTGCGAACGGCACGAACACCACTGTTCCTGTCTACGCTCACAACATCAACCCCACTTATGGTTCAGCGACCTTCCTTGTCCGTAACGCTCACGCGAGTGCGGCACTGAATGGCACGCTGGTCATCAGCTTCGTTGTCCTCTGAGACAGCGAGACAACTCTGAGACAGGGGCCATAAGGAAACTTGTGGTCCCTTCTCTTTTTGAAAAGACACTAATGTCTTCAGAACCGAAGCTCTTAGACAGCTTCACCGTATTTGACGATAACTCTGAGGGCCTGCTGATAAATCGTAAACAGGAAATTCCTGACGATTTTGTCTCGGACCTCAAAAAGCAAAAGATCGACAGCGACCATAACCGCACAGGCGAGTTCATGCACGTTGCGTCCATCCCGGTCATTATCCATGAGAAATGGCTTAGGGAAGGCTACGACTGCACACGCGCCCCGTATCGAGACACGATTAAGCGGTTACATGCCGAAGGTCTTGATGCGTTCGTCGTAACCAACAAGCGGATTTAATAATGACCGTTTCTGTTCCAGCCTCCTTACCCGTCGGTGGCAGTCGGACGCAAGACCTTGGCGCGGTTATCACGTTCACCGCTGATAACACCGCCACCACTAACTCACCAATTATTGATATGTGTGGTTGCATTGGTGTTGTCATCTCCGTCAACATCACCGCGATTACCGGCACATCGCCCACACTGACTGTTACCATTCAGGCCGGTGACGGTGCTTCAGGTCTTTTCCCTACCGTTCTGCAAAGTGCGGCACTTGCCACCACAGGAATGACCCGATTAGTGGTTTATCCCGGCAACACTGTCACGGGAAACATTTCCGCAAGTACAGTTATGTCTCAGTATTTGCGCGTCGTTGCGCAGATTGGTGGCACTACTCCCGCCGTCACAGCGACCATTGGCGTTTGCCTAATCAACTAAATTTTAGGTGACCAATGACGTTAAGCGACATCACTGCCCAATTCACCAGCCTAATGAACCGAAGGGACCTAACCGCCAATACGTCACTAGTCACCACATTCATCGACCAAGGTCTCATGCGTATCCAGCGGGAGCTTCGTGTTCCCGCGATGGAAAAGTCTGTCTTGATGACGATAGATGCCTATTACACAGGTCTTGTCATTCCAAGCGACTTGCTTGAGCTGATCCAAATAATCCCTCAGGCCACCAATGCTCAGAAGCTTCGCAAGTGCGACATTTCTCGCGCCCTACAGCTTGCTCAGACCAAAGGCATCCCTGAGGAATATTGTCGCCAAGGCGGCATGTGGATACTCGGCAACTCACCCTCTGCTGGTGACGTAATTCGCGTGGACTATTACGCAGAATTGCAGGGCCTAGTTAATCCAACAGACACCAACGTAGTCTCGCTTATCGCTTGGGACCTGATTGTCTATGCGGCGCTCGTTCAGGCCGCGATTTATTTCAAAGACAAGCGCGCCGCTGATTTTGAAATTCAGTATCAGCAGACCCTCGCTGCTCTACAGGCTCAATCTGATGAAGATGACACAAGCGGCGGTGCAGAAGTAATGCCCGCATATTCGTATCCACAGGACCCTGCGGTCACTGGCTATTGGGGAGTCTAAATGACTACATCGTTTACCGTAGACCTGACATTCCCCGGAGCCTCACCAGCTAATCCAAATCCCGGCACAGCACCGGCTTCCTTTTATAAGAATAGCGGCGTCTATGTTCCGCCACAGCCGCCGATAAATACAGTTCTTCCAACTATCAGCGGGGTCCCAAAAGTCGGGGTCACACTTTCTGTTACTACGGGCGCGTGGAATAACTCGCCCATCCTCTATTCGTACCAGTGGCTACGAAACGGCAATCCAATTGGCGGTGCGAATGGGACCATATATGTCCCTGTTCACGCCGACGCGGGCACCGCGCTTTCTTGTACAGTCACTGCAACAAACGCAGTAGGCAGCACAGCAGCCACCAGCGCCTCTACGGCTTTAGTGACAGAAGCGCCGTCTAATGTAACGCCACCAGCTATCAGTGGATCGGCAACACAAGGACAAATACTTACCGCTGTCCCCGGCGTTTGGAACGGGTTTCCTAATCCTACAAGAACGTATCAGTGGACACGAAGCGGCTTAGTTATCTCTGGTGCGACCGCTTCTACTTATCTACTTGGTTCGGCTGATGTTGGCCTAGTGATTTACGTTATTGAAACTGCCACTAACTCTGCTGGTACAGCCAGCGCATCATCTACTGGTGTAGGCCCCGTAGTGTCGAGCGGCTACACCGCATCTCTCGATTTCTCTGACGCACGCAACTCTCAATATATTGGAGAATTAGTCTAACATGACTATTACAGTAAAAGACGCCTCTGGTACTAACCAGACAGTCAATACCCTAAATGACGTGTTGGGAGTTGTTGGTACTAACACCGACGCTGCCAACACTGCCACAGACGTAACGCCGGTTTCGGCCATGTCTGTGTGGAAGCAGCTTTCGTCTTCCATACAAATTATTGCTGGTAGCATTAGCAGCGCAAAGCAAGCCATTAAGGCTGCGGCTAACGACCTCGCTGACGGTGCATTTGTTACCATCGGCACTAAAGCCGACAATAAGAACGCTGCCACTGATACGACCGCTGTCTCAGCAATGAGCGTGTGGAAGCAAGTCAGTGCGAGCGCCCAAGCTATTGCTGGCGTCGATAAGGGCGCTGGTACGGGCGGTGCTGCTACGCAGCGGGTTATCCTAGACAGCGCGCAGCTCGGCACTCTCGGCCAAACGACAATGTCGGCTTCTGCCCCCGTTGCTCCAGCGAGCGATTGGGTTGGAACTACGGCTCTCGATAAGTTCAGCAAGGGCTACTACGTAACTGTTGCTGCATCTCAGACTGCGGCTGTTCTTCAGTCCACCACTGGCGCAACCGGCGACTACATCACCGGCATCCTAGTTATCCCGGCGACTACGTCTCCCGGCAACGTGCTTCTGCTCGATAACGCTACGTCCATAACTGTGTTCGCAGGCGGCGCAACGTCTGTCTCGAACCTTGTTCCATTCTTCATTCCTCTTGGTGCGGTAAGCCGCTCAGGTGCGTGGAAACTCACGACCGGCGCTTCCGTGTCTTGCATTGCAATCGGAAAGTTTAGCTAATGCTTTGGCAACCGCAGACGGGGTTTGTTCTCGGAAGGGCGGCTATTGATGCTAGTGGGGGCATCGTTGGCGGCACGTTGGACCCAACCCATACCGGGTCCAACCTAGTACTATCGAACGGCAACCTTACCGTGACGAATAGCACGAGCAACCTCGGCGTTGCCATGAGCGTCACGGGGCATAGCAGCGGTAAGTGGTATTTCGAGTATACCTGCGTTACCGGGCAGACCGGGTCCACCGGCTATTATCAGTCAATCGGAATTTGCCAAAGCGGCTTTCCTTACAATACCGGCCTCGCCGGTGGCAGCATAGGATTAAGCGTCGGTCTTCGTGACGACACTTCCGGGCAAGGGAGCGTCTATCTCAACGGCACAGTTACTAGCGTAAATAACATCGGACTTTCTGTAGGAGTAGGACAGACAGGAGCTTGCGCGATTGATCTAACCAACACGTTGATATGGTTCAAGGGACCTGGGTGGTCGAATTTATGGTATTTCAGTGGAGGGAACGCTCCAGACGGAGCGGGCGGCATCAATTTTTCCACGGTAACGCCATCACCGTTTTATGTCGCAGCCGGGAACGCCTTCGGCGCGAAATATACCGTCAATCTTATCGGAACCTCTCCGGCCTACACGCCTCCGGCTGGTTATAATTGGTGGGGATAAAAATAAAATGAGCGTTACAATTGGCACCTACGGTGCAAACGATGCTACTGGTTGGAGTGTCTTCACACAGACTTTGGGCGGGACGGTCTATTATGTCTCACCGACGCTTGGTAGCTCCACTTACAACGGATTATCTCCCACACATACTACTGGCAACAACGGCCCTTTCAACACGTTCCAAGCGGCAATGGCGCAAGTTCAGGCCAACGCAACATGGGATGGGACCAAATGGGTCGCTAAGGACGATTGGGTGTTGATCCGTAAGGGCGACACCATTCAGGTAGCTGATAGCACCATCATTCACGGCTACAATCAAAATCCTAAGCTCAATGGGCCAAATGGTTCACCGTTACTAATTTCCAGCTACGATGAAACCATACCAGTAAATCCGTCCACCGGCGCTGGTGTTGATCCAGCGGCCTCAACTCGTGCGCGCCCACTAATCTTAGCTTGGCAGCCAATTCTAGCCGCAGGGCAGACCGATCCCATAGGCAATAATATCGCGCTTGTTGGGTTGGAATTTTATCATACGTGGGCTGATCCAAACAGCGCCAGCTATTCTAAGACCAACATTACGGCGGTCGCCAACGATGGCACCGGCAAAATCCAGCTAACGGTGGCTGATAGCACTGTCTTGTGGAACGGAGAGACCGTCTCGATAAGCGGCGTCGGCGGTCTGACGAGCCTCAATTACACTTATTATACAATCACTGTTACCAGCTCGGGCGCTCCCGGCACCATCGTTTTGAATGGGTCAACTTACGCAGCCGGTTATACTAGTGGCGGCACTGTTTGGAACGCCGCGCCCCCGACTTGTATTGAACTAGAATATCCGGTCACATTCTTTCTTATCGAGAATTGCCGGTTCAGCTATTACAGCAACTTCCTTAATGCCCCAATTGGTCCGTCGATCTCGGCATCGGCAACTTCCGGCATTACCATACGCAGAAATATTTTCTATGGTTGCTATACTGCACAGGGAGCGCCGGGCGGTGCATCCAGCGCCATCTATATGGATTGGAACCAAAACACAGCCATCAATGAGAACATCTTCAATCATTGTGGTTGGAATGAAACCATCCCTCGCACCGGACCTACTTATTTCAATCATTCCGGTTATCTGTCTGCTTATGTGCCAGATAACGGCCCCCCGACTTCATGGTCTCTCCCCGCCCTATTCAAGGGCAATATTGTTGCTCGTGGTATCAGCACGCAATTACGTGCAGGCGCTACTTGCATTAACAATACATTCATTGAACAAGCGGAGGGCTACAACTGCGGAAGCCCTGACAGCAATCCAGCCAGTGACTATGAATATAACGTAAGCATCGACGCACCAGTCAACATGTCTGGGGCACCATACAACACGACTGGAATGTCTAATATTCCAGACGGATCAATGCAGTTTTCCACCATTGATGCTTATGTTTTCGATATGGTTGGATCGCTTACGTTTTCCAATAACATTGCGCAGAACTCTTTACCAACCAGCCCAAACTATGTCTTTCAAATCGGGCTTGGGTGGAGCGGAACCGCAGCTAACAACATTGCTTATGGTTACGGAGCGACCGTAAACGGTATCAGCGATGGCACCGGAACCCACAGTATCTTGACGTTCACAAGCGTCAATCAAACTGGGTCGGCAAATAACACTACGTATCCCGGCTTGACGCTCTCTGGTGGAACGGGGACCGGAGCTGCGGCAGACTTTGCGGTTAATGGTGTCGGAGTGGCAACAGCCACGGTCAGCCTCGGCAGTAATTATTACCGTGGTGGTTATAACTATACGGTTGGTGATGTTCTCACTGCCACATCAGGCGGCGTCACATTCCATGCTACTGTTGCGTCGGTTTCTTCGCTATCGTTTAGTAACAACCATTCGTATGCGTCGCCCACCGGAGCGGAGGGATATAGTTTACACAGAAGCAGTGGCGGGAGCGCGCCGTTTTACTCAAACACAATCGGCGCTTATAACCTCTCCATTGGTAACGCCACAGGGACAACAGATGCGTTCCTGTCTCTGATAACCGGAACGCCCGGCTCGTTGTCGGCTCAAGGCCGATCCAAACAGAACTGGAACTCACAGCTAACTGCGCAAGCGGTCAACTCCTATATCCGCGCTGGATATGGCATGGCTGATCCGGGCGGCGGTGGTGGCGGTGGTGGTATTCTCCACCCATTGTTCGCACTACGTCAGCGTCTGTTTCACTAACCTAAGGATAAAACCTAAATGGCTTACGAAATTCCCGCCGATCATCCTAACCTACTCGCTGCTAAGGCGGGTCAGGAAGCGTTGCTACACGAACCAGCATCAGCGGCAGCGGCACCAGTGGCCCCTATGGCTGCTAAGTATATTCCCCTTCCAGCCAATTTGGCTAATCCTGTTGCTACAGCTACAGAACTCGAACTTGCTCGCCTAGAAGCTGAAATTGCTCAAGCGCAAGCTCTGGCCGCGAAACTAAAACAGTAATGACAGACATAGCCGCGCTGAAAGCCGAAGAGGCTCGGCTTTGGTCTGCTATGCACATACTACCGGAGCGCAAGCCGCTCTTTATGAGGGCGGCGAAACGTCTGGTTGCCCCGACAGCTAAGGCACGTTACCAGTTTGTCTCAAGACAGACCGGCGTGCCTTGGTACGTCATCGCGGTAATCCATGAGCGTGAGGCGAGCCAAGATTGGAACGCCAACATAGCCCAAGGGGACCGCTTTGATCGAGTGAGTATCCACGTCCCAAAAGGACGCGGCCCCTTCTCCACTTGGGAAGCTGCGGCCTGCGATGCACTGCGCTCGTGTGCTCCCTATGCGGCCCGCTGGACCGATTGGAGCATCGAGGGCACCCTGACACTTCTCGAAACCTATAACGGCACCGGGTACTTTGCTCGTCATCTACCCTCACCTTACGATTGGTCGGGAACTGACCAGTATCACGCCGGTAAGTTCATTCGAGACGGTGTGTTCTCAAGCACCGCAGTAGACACTCAGCTCGGATGCGCTGCGCTCCTAGCCTGCATGGCAGAACTTGACCCTGACGTTAAGTTCACCAAACCGGACCTACCGGTTAAGCCTCTTCCGCCAACACCTGTCTCAAGACAGCCGTGGTGGCTCGTGTTACTTCAAGCAATCATTAAAGCGTTAAGGAAATAAATGTTAGCACTCATCCCCGGTATTCTCTCTGCGCTTCTGCCGGTGCTGAACAAGTTCTTACCGGACCCAAATCAGCAAGCGCAGATACAAGTTGAGTTGACTAAAGCACTAACGGAGCGTCAAGACGAACTACTCGGTGCGATGAAAGACGTGATGGTTGCTGACGTAGCTCAAGACGACAAATACACGAAGCGGGCACGCCCCTCTGTTGTGTACTGGTCTATGGCGTTCTCTACCTTCGTTGCAATAATGGGCGTCTTCGGTCACGCACAGTCTATGATCGACGCGCTCAAACAAATCCCACCTGACCTATGGACCCTTATGACTGTCGGCATTGGCGCATTTGGCGTATCCCGTAGTGTCGAGAAGGGCATCACCGCTGTTACCAAGAAAGGCAAATGATGGACGCGGAACTTCACAAATCCATCGGACGCCTGGAGGGCAAGGTGGATTTACTAATCGACATGCACAAGGACAACACAGCCCGCGTGCGTGATGTTGAAAGAAAAGCTTGGTGGTTTACAGGAGTGGCCGCAGGGGCGGCGGCGTTGCTAACGAAAGCTGGACTAACCGGCCTGTGGCCCCATTGAGACAAAAAACCGATACCATTGGTTACCCTTTGGTATCGGTTATTTTTTACCTTGGTAGATTTGCCCACCAGATCAGCACCAACGCTATCAGGCAGGCCCACATGGTCGTAACGATTAGAATGGCGTACAACATCCCCATATCACATACACATATCAGAAGCGATAGTGATTGAAGAACATCCAACTATATAGCAGCGCAGATGTGCAGATCAAGGCAACACACATCACTATCGCGGCCCACGGCCCCATGCGTTTACTTTTCTTCATTGCATAAGTTCCCTGAAGCTTCTCTCAAGGAACGGGTTGACAATCTTCAAGACACGCCACTGAAGCAGCAGCGCGTCACACGTAATCTGTCTCAACAGTTCTTTGTATAGTGGCATCACTTCCTATGCTTGTTTGAGTGGTGTTGTCCCTGAGGGGTAAACACTTGCACCGGAGGGCGCTCAAGTAGCTCGATTATGCGGTCAAGCTTCTGTAGGACCTTGGTCTCCCATGTCATCACCGGGGTCCACGGTGGTATCTGTACGTTCTCGCTGTTTGTCGGGGGGATTTGGTCTGTCAAGATTAGTGATCCATTGTGTTAGCTCGTAAGCGGCCATGCTCATAGCAATGACCACCCCAAACATGATTATAACGATTGCAACTCCGTATGCTTCCGGGTCCACTATTGCAGTTCCTTTCTCCAATAGAGCGTGTTCTTCATGCCCCACGGGTTCTTAGGGTGATAGAGTTTGTATCCAGCTTTGATTAGTGAGTTGGAAGACGGCGTGTTGTACGTGGTGTCAGTCACGATGTACTGAAAGCCAAGCTTGCGGGCCTTTGTCTCACGCGCTCTAATGAGACGTCGCTGTAGTCCTTGTCCCCGCCAATCTGGCAGAACGCCAGAGCGCATTAGATAGCCTGAGTTTGGATCACTCGACCCAACTGTCAGGGCACCGAAGCCAATGACATGTCTTTTGTGACTTGCCAGCCACCACCAGCCCTCCGAAGGGTCCACTTGTGGCGCTGTGTCGCCAAAGCAGACCATGTGCATTGTCTTGATTTGCTCGGCTATGTCTTCCTCTAGTCCGTTGACCTCACGTATTCGGTACGATGCCGACACGTTTGTAGCTCACACGTCGCCAGCCCTTGCGGGGGTGTAGATAGCGAAGCCCGCTTTCATCGAGCCTTAGGTCTACGGAGATTTTTGGTATTGCGCGGTTTAATTGGTGCGTAATCAGGTCCGTATATGTAGTCTGTCTCATTCTCAATAACTTTCAGTGTGCCAATCACACACGCTGTCCACCAGATGTACAGGAGCATTACTGCAAGAGTTCCTGTAAGGCTCGCGTGATTTCGTCACACACCAATGCGTCTCGTGTGTTGCGGTTGCTACTATAGAACAAGCCGCCTTTTAGCTCGGCTTGCGCCAACCCTATGTGGCGCTTACGCTCCTGTTTGTAATACTTGATTGCTTCCTTGATATTGTCTTTCAGTTTCATCAGATGTCCTTTATTGCCTCTGAGATTGCGTGAAGCATGTCGAACGCCTGACCCAATGAAAGCGTGATAACGTCTGCTTGCTCGGTTCCGTTTTCTTGGCGCAGCATCAGCAGTTCGTCGTCACGCTTCACAGCGTCACGGTCCCACCACACGTCTATGTGCGGGACCTTGTGTTTCGGTGGTAGCTTCTGTGTCTTGGGTGGTTCGTAAGCAGGGACGCGGTAGAGTGCCCCCTTGTCGTCACGGTGTACCTGACAGGCCATACAAGGGGATGTCGTTGTCGGCGGGCCTCAACATTTCAGCCCTTCTTTGCTCTCGCTTCAGCATCCACCGCGTCTGTCTGCGTTCTGTCTCAACATGGACGGCGTCCTTGAGTTCGCCGCTGTCCTCGTTTTCCTTGAGGTAGTTGTCGAGATAGCCCATCACGTTGAACATGATAGCGCAGCAGATGAAGATGATGTGCTGCGACACCCTGAGGCCCCTGTGGTATTTCCAGAGGTCGAAGAAATGCCGAAAACCGCTCTTGATGTAGGCGTCTGAAGGGATGCCCTTCTGCCAGTTGTCGCTGTCGCGCACATTCCCGTCCTCTTGCAGGCGGTTAAAGTGCATGTAGGCGGCGTAGGCTTCTAAGACACGCGGAGATAAGAACCCCTCAAGGTCATATTTATCGGTGTCAGTATCGCGGGTCGCCCCGGTTTCAAATTCTCTCATTCCACTACCTTCAGGTGTCTCAGATGCTCGATTGTTAGCTTGGCGCTGACGTGAAGAATAAAGTCACCGCCCTTGTCTCGCCAATGCGATGCGACGATGTTCCGGTCGTCAACGAGTATGTCCGTAGGACCCGAGTGGTGCGCCTTATGCAGTGCGCCGTCTACGCAGATCACCGGGACATTGGGACCAAGGTTCAGCTCGACCCATGCCTGCTTCTGCGAGGCCACGGTGTCCTTGTCGCCCCTTGGGAGCGCCGTGAGTATGGTGTACGGCCTGCCCCGGAGCGCCCATATCAATTCGCTGGCGTCAGGGATTAGCTCTAGGTTGATCCAGAACGCTTTGTCTTGAGACAGCTTGTGCCAATATTGCTCCGTCCCGTAGACGTACTCATACTTATAGTGATCCATGCCTAGCAGCTCGCTTGCCCTCTTGTCGTAGTCGGCAAAGACGCCGTCTAGGTCGATGTATAGCTTCGGTGGTCTGAGCGCCCTACCGGCTACTATGTTTATGCGGTGCGGGCACTCATCGCAGCGAACTTCAAAGCACAAGCCCTTACCGTTCTTACAAGTCGGTGGTTTCATCTCACTTTCTTTGCTGCGAGGCGGGCGAACTTGACAAGCAGCCGGTCAGCCTTGCGGCCATTGACCAAGCGTGCCTGTCTTCGCCTTCGCTTCGCGGTTGCTGTTGTACTCACCGTGTCATGTCCTTCGCAAAGGCCACGGCCAATATGAACAGTCCGAAAAGAATTACTGCGGGGACTAGGACGAGTAAAAGGTCAGTCATCTCATTGCCATGATGAAGCCGATGTTCGCTACCGCATAGGCAACGAACACGACTGCCATTCCAAAGTTGTCCATAAGGGCATTGTCGAGCGCGACCCCTAGATAGATAACGCCGACAATGAATAGGAGCAGCGCACTCACGGCATCACCACCGCAACGCCAAGGCGCAGCTTTACGATGTCGTTGTCTACCTCTTGAGACGCGCGGAGAGCGTTGGTGTTCAGCAACGCTTGGCCCAACTCGGACGCCATGCGCTTCTGCACCATCTCAATCCACTTATCTGCGTTGCCAGCCTGTCTGATGTTCTCTAGCTCGGAGACGCTAATTGCGTACTGCGTGAAGAACGTGTGAATTGTTGGTTTGTCTTCTATAAGTTCGGTATCCATAGCTTCGGTTTCTTTTCCTCTGTGTCCCAATCGTTCCAGCGTAGGATGCGGGCGAGTCTGGCCTGCGTGAGAGCCGCAGCCTCGCCAAGACCAGCCTTCTCGAAGGCAAACACAACGCGGCCCCAATAGGGCAACTCAAGTATCTGTCTCGCCTTCACAGGACCAACGCCGGGGCAACCTTTGTACCCATCGCTGCTGTCACCAACTAAGGTCTGGTAGAGATGCCAGTAGTTAGCTTCTCTCTCAGTGATCTTGATTAGGTCCTTGCCATCCCACACGGTCGTGGGGATTGTCTTCATATCTTTGTCTTGGCTTACGATGATGTTGTCTCGCTGTCCCGGCTTGGTCGCCAAGATGCCCATAACATCGTCAGCCTCTAGACCCGGATATGAGACGGTGTTGTAGTTTCCATCAACGCGCTCTCGGAGCGCCGCGTAACACAGCGGCTTCCTTTGGCCTCGTGCGGCCTTGTATGTCGGGTCAATCAATTCACGGCGAAAGTTCGGTGCGGACGTAAAGCACAGAGCATGATCGGTGCTGCTGAACCGCTCGAATATGCGGTCAAGCATCGCCTTCACGTTGTCCCAACATTCCTCCACGTTGCTGTAGAGGACGTGGTTCTGATCGTCCCACCTAACCTCTCGCTCTAGTGCGGCAGTCGCCTTGTGAATGAATTGGTCCCCGTCGATTAGCAGTAGGGGTTTATTCAATGCAGTTTCCTATCTTCTAGTTCTAATTTCAGACGCTCGATAAATGCCTTCAAGACCGTGAGTGCTTGAGCCTGACCAATGATGAACTCGCCAAGCCCGTTTACCGCCACGCGGAACTGGTTGATAATCGCAAGTGCCCCGGCAAGATCGAGGTCCCTCGGAAGCTCGCCGTTTACGATTTCCCTGATATGCTTGAGACAACTCTCGGTCAGCGGATCAATTTCAATCTGTGTCTTCAACTGGCTCACCCGTCTGCGGCAAGCCGTCTTGGATGCGCTCGGCTGCTTCCACAGGGACCTCGGAGTTCGTCTTGGGAGCGAACTGAGTTATATGGTCCATCATCCGATGCTCACTCCATAGGTAAATTAGTGCTAAGAAGTCATTCATGTTTGTTCCTGTTCAGAGAGCCAGTGAAGGCCCTTGCTTGTGATATGCCACGAGTTAGCAAAGCGGCCCTCACCGACCTTTGTCGTCACCATTTGTAGAGAAGCGGCCACGGCGATAATGTCAGCTTCGTAGCGGGCGTAGTCACCCTTCACTCGGACACCATCGCGCCAAACCTTCACCAAGACAGCGTTGAGACGGTCAGTGTGTGTCAGCCCACGTTGAGCCGATTTGTGCTTCACCGTCGAGCCGGACCCGGAAGTTGTACGGGATGCCCGCTTTCGCCGCGCAGTCTTTGAGGATTTGCGCCGTTTCTTCTTCGAGGCCCTCGCGGACCCATACTTGGATTTCATCGTGTACCCATAGGCAGAATACAAAGTCTCCATTCCACGGGTTCACACTGTCATAGCGGAACCGTTGAGACATAGCGTCGAAGGCGTCACAGACCCACCGCTTGCAGATGATTGCCCCGGCGCTCTGGATCATAAAGTTGAGTGCGGAGTGTTCTGAGCGAATGGGAATAACGCGACCGTCAAGACCCGGAATGGCGTTGTTCTTGTCCACGCAACGGCCAATCTTGTTCTTGAGCGTCGCGAAGCCCTCGATGCGGGTTGCAAAGTTGTCTCGGACCTCTTTGCCAGCCGCAATGAGCTGCCGCTTGGTCGGGTCCATTGTCTTGAAGAACCTGTCGAAGACGGCCTGCCCCGCTGTAGTTCCCAACAGGCGACCCTTGTTCACACAGGTATAGATAATCTCGCCAGCCTTAGCGTCCCAACACCCGTAGATGTAGGCGTAGATGAAACGCTTAGAGCCGTCTTCCCTGATGATGATATGCAGCGGATCGTGTTTGTCTCGATCACCGTCTGCTAGGCCCATCACTTGAGCATGTAGCCAATGCGGATCACCCTCCAACACGATACTGGCGTACTTGCCGCCATCGAGGGGCGCTAGGTAATGAGCGAGGCCGCGTAGCTCTAGTCCCTGCTGGTCAGCACCCACGATTTTCCAACCGGGCGGCGCATAGAACAGCGAGCGACATTCGCGCCCATAGGGCGAGGCCATATTGGGGACCTGTCCCAAGTTAGGCGAATGGTGCGCCGCTCGTGACGTTGTGGTCCCCATTGGGTTGATAACGCCGTGTATGCGCCCATCAGGACCCACACACTTGAGCCACGCTTGCTTGCCATCAGCCAACTGGTCGAGACGCTTTTCCAGCATCAGATATTCGCCTAGCCCCTGCATCTCAGGGTACTTGGCGACGATGCTCGCTACCGTCTCTTCGTCAATCTGTGGCTTGCCGCCCTCGGTCATTTTCTCGGGGACCCACCCTCGATCCTTTAGGACCTTGGTTATGTGGTCTCGCGAACGCGGATTGAAGGTCACCAGCTTTGTCTTGTGGACAGGGACGCCAGCCTTGTAGCCAAGCTTGGCGTTGTCCCGCTTAGGAATGAAGACGCACTTGCTCGGGTCCGGGGAGATAGGTGCCTCCCACGTACCGAAGGTCTTCACTAGCTGCTGCTCGATTTCATCTCGCTTGCGGATTAACTCTGCGTGCAGCTCGTGTGCCGCCTTCTCGTTGAATGGGACGCCAGCCTTTTCCATCTCGTCACACACGCGAGCGATGCGGTGTTCTAGCTCAATGGCGGCTTGCGAGTATTGGTCAACCTTCAGGTGGTTCCACAGTGCAAGGTTTGTCTCAACGTCTTGCAAGAGGTAGTCTTGCATCTCGGGGTTCCACTCGCCCCACACGTACCTCACGATAGCGGCAGGGTCAGTAATGCCCTTCGAGAGTGCCTCGGCTTCCTTGACCTTCGCGTAGTCGCCCTTGTGAAGACCAAGTCTGTAGCCCCACGCTTCGAGCGAGTGTTTGCCTTGGACGCCCTTACCGGGGGGCATTTTGCCTGAGACAACTAGCGCCGTGTCTGTGTCCTTCACGTTCGGATAAATCAGACGGCCACATATCATCGTGTCGATGATGCAGGCCTTTGTCTCGAAGCCGTGGAGTTTCTTGAGTAGCGGCAGATCGAAGCGTTGAATGTTGTGGCCGATTAGAGTGTCAGCGTCACTCAGCCAGTTTAGGTAGCTAGTGTTCCCCGGCAAAAAATCGGCTCGATCCTCAGGATGGTCTACGTTGACCAGTGCTACCCCGTGTATTCTTGTCGCGTCTTCTAATAGTCCATTGCTCTCTAGATCGAAGAGTAGCCTCAAAATGCCTCCATGATTTTTGGTGTGAACTCTTTAGCGGCCTCAGCGAGAACCATGCGCCCGGTGTCTCGGACGTAGAGAAGCTTGTCGCTTGCTCCGGTGTCGCCCGTCTCACGGCACTTGAGAACCCGCACCAGCGATACGTTCTTGTTCTTCTCGTCTTGCTGATTGCGCTCAAGGCTAATTACGTTGTCGCTCAACTGTTCGAGCGAAGCGGAGCCGCGTAAGTCCGTTAAGGACACGCCGTCGCCCTCGTTAAAGTTCTTGTCCTTCACGCGCTTCAGATGCACGACACCCAAGACACCCACGCCCGTCTCTTCGACCAGCGAACGCAGGCGGGTCATCAGAATGTCGATGTCCTTACGCTCGCCCTCACTGCTGCTTTCCAATCCAGACGTGACGATGCTGATGTGGTCAAGACAGATGAAGTCCACCTTGAGAACCGTAGCCATGTAGTGCAGCTTGGAGATAAGGCGGTTGCTTTCGAGCGACCCAAAGTGGTTATAGAACCACATGCGCTCCTTGATTACCTTGTCGTAGCCTTCTCTCCACTGGTCGTCCGTTATGATGCTCGGGTCATGCCGCAGCTTCCCAAGAGGAACCGAGTTATGTATCGCGATATACGCTTGAGCCGTTTTGATATTGTTTTCTTCAAGGAAGATGTTGCCAAAGGTTAGCTTGTGGTCCTCGTGCAGCTCGTAGGTTAGCTGTCTCAGCATCGTGGATTTGCCGATGCCGCTGGCTGCGGTGAATAGGGTTATCTCGCCCTTACGCATACCCAACAGCCTCTCTTGCAAGTCGGGATAACGTATCTCGTAGCCCTTGGTCGCCGCGTTCTTCAGTGTCTCAAGAGACAGGTCGGCTCCTGAGACAATGCCGTCCGGGCGATAAGGCGTCGCGTTCCAGAAGCACTCAACCAGCTTGGCAGGCCCATGTTTCTTTAGGACCTCGTTTGCGTCCTTCTCGGGAAGGTTCGCAATGAACACCTTGCCTGCTGGTAGTAAGAGAGCGGCTTCCTCGACCGCTTTGCGTCCCGGATCGTCCATGTCGAACATCAGGACAATGCGGTCAAAGTTGCACAGGTAGTCGTAGCAACGCTTGATCGTTTTCTTGACTGAGTTAGAGCCGTTAGGCAGCGAGACAACAGGCCATTTCAGGTCGAAGGCTTGAGACATAGACATCGCGTCTATCTCGCCTTCGGTAATGGTGATGCTCTTACCCTTGCCCCACAGCCACATGCCGTAGAGAAGGTCGTTGCCCTCACCAATCCAGCTAAAATTCTTCCCCGGCTTCCGTAGTTTCTGTCCTACTCGCTTACCCTTCTCGTCCCGCCAGTTCATTATGTGGACGGGATTGCCCTTCACGTACCCAACTTGGTATTGCCAGTGTTTTAGTGTGCTTTCGCGCAGCTTCCTGTCTGGTAAGTCCTGATAGTTCCCACTCAACGGGACCCAATCGGTAGGTTCATTCTCCACTTTCGTCTCGCCTATGCCGTGTTCATAGTAGCCGCAGCCAAAACAATAGCCGTGCCCATCGGTGTAGCGCCCAAGGTTGTCCCTTGATCCACACTTAGGACACGGCTCATGCCCAACACACACAACGTCAGACATTAGGAAAGCCAGTAGCGTGCGTACTTATGGCCTGCTGCGTCTTTCTTGTTCTGCGTCTCGATAATGAAACCGGCGTTGCGTAGTTCATGGATACTCGCTGCGAGCCGATAGACACCGTAGACGTTCTGAGCCTCAAGCGGAGAAATGCTGTGGCGCGATTTGAGATGCGCCAGAACCTTGCGGGCCTGTGGCTTTAGACGTAACTCGTCGGCAATCGACGGAGCCTCGAATATCATAACGTAGCTCATTTGGATTTCCTTTGTGCTTTCTTCATGTCGTCTATCCACTCGGGCGGTATCGTCTTGTGAGACCATTTGAACCCGTGGTCCGTAGCCCACTTGGCATGGGTGGTCTTACTGCCCTTGTAGATTGGTGCTGATGCGCGGGAGAAAACGAACCGAATGTCCAGCTCGGGATGCTGCTCCTTCAACAATGCGAACTTGTGACGCTCGCGTGCGGAGTTCTCCGTCATGTTGAAGATGCGGCCACGAAAGGACGCCTTGCCGCCAAAGTGCCCCTTGCCCTCGATGATTATGTTTGTGTCTCGAATGGGAAAGTCGGGCTTGTATTTGGCGGTACGCGCAGGGACCTCGTACTCTACGGTTATGTCTTCGTAGTCGTACTTGATCCCCGCTGCGTCCAATTCGTCAGCAATGTTCTTTTCTAGAGAACTGCGGTAGGCGTTTTCGAGTTCGATTTTATCCAGCGCGGCCTTGAGCGCCGGGGGCTTTGCCATCAGAACTCAAAGTCTGATGTCGTGGCTGTGCCCTCGGTTGTCTCAGAAGTTGTCTCGTCTTCGTCTTCACCGTCGAACTCGAAGCCATCGGTTTCCTCGAACTCGGACTTACCGTTGCCGCCCTCGACCAACTCGATAACTTGTACGGAGTTCAGGTAGAGGTTGATCCCACCACCAAAGCCCTCATAGGCGTTCACGGTTACGCTGAGGCGGATTTTGGACCCGCCGCCAACGATAACGGTAGCAGGCAGCTTGTTGTTCTTGGCGTCGAAGATTGCGGGGCGGTACTTTTCACCGCTAGTCGCTTCGAGTGTTAGGCTGCCGTCTTTCTTGTCTTTCTTGATCGGCAGCTTCGGGTTGTCCACGTCAGGGAGCAGTTCCTTCGCCTTCTGCTTGAGGAACGCTTGGACCTTAGCGAGGTCTTCATCCTCAAAACGGATGCGAGTGAGATAACGGCGCTTCTCGGCACCGTTGGGACGTCCCTTTTTGTCTGTTGGCTGGTAGACGTCAACCTCGTTAAGCTTCGGCCAAACTGCGATGCCCACGGGGGTTATGAAACGGTTCTCTTTCTTACTCATTCTCGTATTGGTTCAGGATTGCGGCGACACGCTCGGCCTCGACCATGTGGCCGAAGACGGCGATGATTTTGACTTGGCGTGTGACGCGCTCGATTACAGGGCGGTTAGCCAAGCCAGTGCAGGCGCGATACGTTGTCTCGTCTATGACGCCTTCATTGAAGTCTGCGTACTCGGGGACGATTTCGTGTAACTCGTCGTCACTCGGAAACGAGTAGTCCGGTTGCGGTTCGTCGTAGTCGTAGAGGTCAGAGTCTTCGTCGTAGAAAAAGTCTTTGGTCACTTGTCAGCCTCGATTGCTTTCTTGTCTTTGATGACGATGCACTGTGCCCCGGCTGCTGGAATTTCCATGACCTTAGGGTCACTCAGGAACTTCTCAGCCTGTTCGAGACAGACCTTTACGCTCGGCTGCTCGAACGGTGGAGACATTTGCGGCTCCGCGCCGGGGGACAGTATCGCAGTGAGAACTAGTAGAACTTTCATGCTTCCTCTGTTGATAGGCGGAACGCTTTCACCAGCTCCCGCCTAAAGATGTGTTGCTCTTTCCTCTGCATCTTGTTCAGATCGAAGAGGATGATGTTGTCACCGTTGCGAACAACGGCCTCGAAGCGCCCCGCGCCCATGCGGATTGTGATACGGTTTCTCATCCGATCACCCGCTCGATGCGGTCGAGTAAGAATTGCTCGGTCATCTGCGGAACCTCTCGCTTTCAATGAGACGCCGCTCGAAAGCGGGCACGTCGATACCCCGCGCCTCTAAGACAGCCTCGATAGCAGCCGGGATGCGGCGACCATCAAAGACAGCCTTGCGAGCGATGCGGAGGGCTTGGTCTTCCGGGGTTGGGGCGCGATACATGTTAGCACCCCACGTTTTCGGTGGCGTCAGTGTCCTCGGTCACGTCTTGTGCGGACGCGGCCAGTGGGAAACCAATGTCGTCCAAAGTCTGAACGACTTGATTGATGCGGGCCTTGAGACCCTTGGTGGCTACAGTCGCCGTGATTTGGGTCAACTCCCACGCGCCCTCTGACACTTCCGCTGGAGCGGACGCGATTGTTTTGAAGGTGCTTTCAGCGAGTATCGCAACGTCGATCAGTGACTTGATGCACTCAGCGACGATCATCAGCTTGACTGCGAGTTCGCACTTAGCGCCGGTAGCTTCATTCTCAGGCAAATGCGTATTCTGCATTTTCGATTTCTTTCAGATTGAGGGTTCCAGATTGCGGCACAGCAGGCAATCTAGCGTGATTGTGCTGCGTTAGGTCACACTTAGCCTGTTCCAGAACCTCTGACAGGACATCGTGTGTCTCGTACATGCGGACCAACTCGGCCCGGATGATCTTGTTGAACTTAGCGGCCTGCGGTGCGAGACAGCCGAAGCTATCGTGTACCGTAGCGATTTGTAGGATGCCGTTTGCTACTGCGGCGTTCACAGTCAGCATCAGGTGTGCAGCGTCGAGCGAATGAACTAGGTTCGGCGCTATTGCGTTTGCGGCTCGGCGCTTGTTGATACGCTGTGTATTCCCTGTGGTGACGTTCGCGTTCAGCACGCGCCTTACACCGCGGTCGTGCATGTACAACTTGAGACGCACCATTTCGAGTTCGTTATAGCGATTGATGAACGGTATCCCCACAGGTGTTGTCCAAGACACAGGCTTACTCTCGTGAGCCAGCGCCTTAGCAATAGATTGTAGGAACCGCATGACCTGAGCGGGCTTCTCGATCCGCGCTTCTATAGCGTCGAAGATGCGTGAAGAGATGTACCGCGCCGCTTTAGACGGCTGCTCTATGCTGCCTCGGTGGTATGGGTCGAACGGGTGTGACTTGAGTTCGCCTTTGATAACCTTTTTCCTCAGATCGTCCATCAAGTCGGTCTGCTGCTGTTGTGCCATTCCGTACTTTGGTGCGCTATAGCTGAACGTCATCACGTTGCGTTTGGTCAGTTTTCGGTCAACTCCATAGTCGAGAAATAACTGAGCTATCTTTGGTGTGTCGTGGTCTTGCTCCCCGTCTTTGTAGAAATGCTCGGCGGTTACGTCCTTCTCAACTTGAACCTTCACGACCTCGGATACCGCCGAATAAACATCTTGGGGTTTTTCGGTCGCGGTCAAATTAACCAGCTTCGCGGTGTCTTCATCACGGGTTATCAGCGAAAGATGCTGTAAGCCGCTGCACGCACCATCGAAACTCACTGGGAGACAGGTGCGAAAGGTCGATCCGCAGTCGATAGCTGCGGCCAGTTCGAGACAGCCAGCCAAAAACAAGAATGGATTGTCCGCCTTCCTCCACGCGCCATGTTTCATCGGGTCCATTGCGATACGTTTGATTGCCTTCAGGTTCCTGTTTGTCCACTCCACTCTTTCACTGATTGGGCGCTTGTCGATTTTGCCGAAAGCGCCGCAGTTCGCTACGTGTACTTTGAGCCAGTACAGGCCCTCTTCGCCTATTGGCTGCCCTTCTGCGAACAAGAACAGTGCACGCACTCTGTCTTCGCGTTGGAAATTGAAATGGCACGTTGCGTAGACGCGGCCCCGAAAGTCGCAGTTCATTGGGGTATAGAAACGCCCCTTGGTGAGCAGCAGCTTCGCTGTCTCCATGTCTTCCTTGAACGATAGGCGGTCTGTCTTGAGTTCATGGTTACGCAACACAACATCGTGAGCCTTCATGCGCCATTGGCGCTGCTCAAGCTCGGTCATTTCGTCCCACGGTCGCGGATATGGTGGCTTCGGTATCTCTGCTTTGGCAGGCAGGCCCTCGACCTCGATACCCTGTTCGTGGCAGTCGCGAATGACCTCTAAGACACGCTCGTTGATAACCCACGGGACCCGCTGCATTGCGTTCACAGCGTCCACAGCGGGCTTCATTTGCCCCGACGCCATAGCGGCCTTCAAGGCTGCCTGTACGTCCGCGTAGTACGTCCTTACGAATTGAATATCGTACTCAAGACGCCTGTCATCGCTCTTCATGTTGAACG